CACCCCACACATGAATACCAATCAAAGGTCTATGCATCGCAGCACTCTTCACGACATACGGTCGACCACAATCACCCGGCTTCGATACCTCTGTTGTTACAGCAGGTATCGACATACTTCCCTTGAACTCCAACTGTTCACGAAAGCTAACCAAAGCCTGCGCCCGGTCCTCCAATCCTTTTGGAGACAACCAATTACTCATCAACACCGAATTACTATACTTAATATAGTCATCATCCGTCATCAACAAAGCTCGAATATCACGAGCATGCTGCACTGTTGCACCAATCAAAGTACACAACACTGCATCACGCTTTCCACCATTCACACCATTCTTCTCAAGCACTTGACAATTCAAGCGCTCCATACGAATTGGCATAAAGCCCACAGAATCTCCTGTTCTTGACTTCATCTCCAATTCCACAATTTTATCACTCACATTTAGTGCATAAAATCTCTCCATAAAATGACGAGGAATAATAATATGTTTATTATCAATCGCCAAAGCAGACACTCCAACATCCAAATCATCTTCATCACTCACAATACGAATCCTTCTCAACGCTCGTTGAATACTAGAAGTAGTATCACTCACATCCTCCTGCTCAGTAAACGCATTTACCTTCGTCACTGGAGTCTTCGCACGCATCACCACCTTCCGGTGTGGTTGCCTGGCACTATTATCATACTGAGGACCTTCCTCAGTATATGACACCGCCTTTCCGAATATATGCTTCAACAAGCGATATATTCCATAAGCCAGAGCTGATGCTCCAACTATACCACAGGCAATAGAGATGTATTGCACAACTCCACCCCATGGTTTCTTCTCCGGTCCTTCAACAACATCCATCCTCGGCATATCACACAACAAGTTATATACTTCACAAAATCCTTTGTTCGTCGACGTTATCCAACTACCCTTTGATCTAGGCTTCAAATATTCTTGCGCAGCAAATTTCAACTCACCAACATTCCTAAATCCATAAGCTACTGGATCTCCTTCAATTTCAGTTATCAATCTCTGAGCTACAGAATAATCCAAACATTTCTCTTTCACACAATCATTCACATTTCTTCCCCATCTCAATCGATTTCCAACTTCCATTATAGACGGCTCTAACAACGAATGTCCTTCAGCCGCGTCTATAAATCCAACACACCGTCTGGATTCTCTCTTAGGAGAACCCATCTTACTAAAGGTCTCCCACAAAGCCTCACTAGAAGGCACTACCTTCTCCATCTCCAATTCAACATCAACCAACGCAGAAGTCATCACAGCACCCGGCACAGGTACAATATCATCCAAAGCCTCAGCAATTGTCGCTAATCCAGTTTGAGCCATAAATTCACACACAGGCACAGTCGTAACTTTCTTCATCATAACATCAATTTCACCATCAACACCAATCCTCCTTTTGTACATCTCAGCTATCTGAGTCATTATAACAGAAGGCAAAATTGGTTGATTCGCAGTTGACCCATCATACAAATTCAACACATGAAAAGACCACACTTTATCAAAGAACTCAATCTGTCCACTAACATCCACTTCTTTCTTCAAATCAGCAGCAAACTTCCCCATATCCAACTTTCCAGCAGCAGTATAGGCAGGCCTCACTCTCATATGATACGCAAACGGAAATCGTCGTATCAAAGCAGTCTTGTCTCGCACAGCATTACAAATCTGAACACACGTCTGATTAGTAGTCGCACAAATAAATTTCGAATCAAAGGTCGCAGTCTTCTGCTTCACATCAGCCATATTCAAAGGGCAATTCGCCACAGAAATGAGATTAATCATTTGCAACACATCCTTATCTTCAGTACCAGCAGCAAAATCATCACAACTAACCCACGACTGACCCATATATCCATCCATGAATTTATGTTCAGGATCTGAGGGTTTGGAATAAATATTCCGCTGCGCTTCCTCATACGTAGCCAAAATTCCCGCCTTTCTCATTATATGAAAAGGAAAGAACTTTGTCCACGAATAGGACTTTCCACATCCAGCTTGTCCTTCAATCCAAATTCCCACAGGTTCCATTCTTCCAGACATCACATCATAGGCTTTCCTACAAATCGCATATTCATTCACAATCTTCTGAGCCGTCTGACTCCAAATCAAAGGAAACGCCTTCACAGCATGTTGATGCGCTCTCACTTCCATCGCAATCATATTCAGTTCTTCCATTTTACAGAAATTCATCTTTCCATCTGTAAATCTGAATATATTGTTCACATCAAACAAATTCTTTGAAGTTGCGCCATCATATTCCATCTGCCATTTCTTCAAATCTTCACTACGTCTCTCATACCAGTTATCAAACAAACTCTTACCCTCAAGGGTAAAATCCAATCCCGCAGCAATTCCAGAACGTGCATACGTCCACAAATCAGGCACAGCTTTCATTCCACTATTCAACTTTGACGCACATGATGCAGCTTCTGCAACTTTCCACAAAGTTAAATTTCTTACATCCTTCACATCAGATTTACAAAAACCAATTCCAAGCATTCCAATCAAACCAGCAACCAAAGCAGTCGCTACACACACAGCAATCTTTCCATTCCTTCCGGAGTCTTCCGCTTCGTGACGGATACTAACTACTTCATTAAGTTCCAACAGTAGTTCTGTTCCAAACGAGTACGCCATCACACACTTTGCTGCCAAAGAAGACATAGCCAACAACTTTGTTGACTGAGCAGCATCTGAACACACAACATGTATGTTCAACAAAAAATCTATCGCCCAAACGATAACGGGCATGATCTTCTTCATAATCATATCATGCACGCCTGCCAATTTCAATTTCATCTTTGACATCATGACGCCTTCCACGCCACCTTCATACCATCCCTTCAGCATTCTAAAGAAACCCATAATACCGAAATTCATTTCTTCCGGCGCATTCTCAAACCATTCATTCATCTCAGCATCCAAACTCTCCTGAGCCGCCTTATCAAAACTAGACGGACCAGGATTAGATTCAACTCCCTCTCGAGTTAAATCCTTCACAAAATCATTGACACCACTCGCAAATCTAATAATGTTAGATTCCGGGTTTCTTTGTTTCGCAACAACAGCAACAGGCACAGCAATTTGAGTAGTTTGTCCAAAAGGTAAAGGTACATAATAAGAAAAATCATCTCCGATAGTCTGATAAACATGAATGTCAATCGGACTCCCAGTGTCTGTTCCAAACAAACCATCATACTGGGCGGCCAAAAACAACGTTCCATTCGTTGTCTCTTCAGTTGGTCGCACAGCAACATTCTCAGTCCACAATGCTGGATATTCCGCATAATACGGAAACAGCATTGTCTGAGCAGCAATACATCCTGGTCTCCAAACAGCCGATCCACCAGCCTCAACTTGATCAGACATTGATGCAGTACTAAAAGTAACTCCAGCTTGCAACACATCTGACCTCATGACACCTTTCAAAACAACATTAGCAGCACTACCAAAACTCGTTACAATGGTATATCTCAAACCACCACTCCACGCATTGTAGGTACTACCCCACGCATCCGCAATCACAGTTTGCGGCTTGTTAGGAATCTGAACTATACTCTTAAAGTCTGTAGTTCCATCCAATGGCACCGTGGTCGATATGACATGTGACTGTCTCCGCAATAAGGCTTTCACATTATTGTGATCTCCACGTACGAATCCTCGTGTTGCAGCCTTCAATGGCTTAAACGGCGGCATTCCACAAGCTACTCCAGCTTGCGAATCCGTTGTTGTAGTCCAATCTCCACCAACAGCTACTGCATTCGATGCAGAATCATTCATTCCATGTTTGTTCTGGTTCTCCCTTTCCAATGGAGAATCAACACTCGGAACACCCAGCGCAGACGAATTCTGCGCAGACTCCATCTCCTCTTCAAAAGGGGAGACATATGCAACAGTGGATCTCTTAAATCCAATGTAGGGATCAACCAAACGACCCCACACTGATCCAACCAAAGATGTCTGACCAGAAGACCCAGTCCTAAGCATGTTAAATACAATCAATCGTATCTTGCCAAGACTAGCATCTCCATGCCTCCATCTATCTGTCGTTATAACGCGACGGATATTTGTCCACGGAATCTTAATCGACACCTGAGTATCAGCCTGAGGTGTCAAATAAGACACAACACCTTGTCCTAAGGTGTATCTTCGATTCGACATCTCCGCATCGGTCCAACCCAAATTTGCAGGTTCATAGTACAATGCAATTAATCCAGCAAAAAAAGGCGCTGAACTAAACTTCACAGTAACTTCAAAATCCGAACGAATAAAATTATGGTAAGTAACCAACCCAGCAAAACCAAAAGAAGAATCATTAAACAAAGAAGTAACATTACGAGCATAAATAGACTTACCAGGAGGATCCCCAGAAGCCCAAACAATATCACGATCCAACATGTACTCTTTCCCCATCACAGAGGCAGTAGTAACAGCTTCAACATTCACTCCAACAGCAGTTTGACTCACCGTACTGGTATTATCACCCGCAGGCTGAATCTTCGTCACAACTTTCGCAACAGTATTCTCAATAGTAGATTCCATTTCTTCATCAACATCAGCAACAACAGTAACACTCACACTTGGAGGAATTGGAGCCATAAACTCAAAATCCTCCTCAGCTTGTATCCAAATATTAAAATCAACAGTATTGGCAACAGTCTCAGGCGCAGTCAAACGGTTCTGAACAAAAACATGCAATGTTCCCATGACATAGCTCAAAGGTATCCTAACCGTGCTCGCAGCACTCAAATCAGAAATTGTCCTTCGATAATCCGTCTCATGATTCCACGGAATCACGATCTTTGTTCGGTTGCACATACTCAAATCAATAGTAGCATTAATACAATTCCTCAATTGGTCAATAGTAGGGGTCGCGAGTGTAGATGTTGTTGGCGCATAACCAACAAACAATTGTCCTTGATGAAATTTTGTTGCCAAAACTTCAATCGTATAACTCAACGATCCTCTCCAAAAACGGAAAAAAGGTGCACTAAAACTCAAAGCAGTATTCAATCTCACTCCAACACTCTGCCCATAAGGCAAACTCGGCGTGACAGGCATCGGCTGCGCCACAAATCCATTAAACAAATTATTTAATGCGGTTCCTGACGCTGTCGAAGTTGTCCATGATCCAGAATATAACAAACTCGGTATTTGACACCGAGCCCTTATATCATGGATATCACTCGCAGGGCTTTGACTAAATTGCTTATCCCTCGACCCTTGGCCTTCAACAGCTTTGAATCCAAGACTCATCACTTCCACAGGCAAATCACTAACAGCAAAAACACCAGATCCAGCACTTGGCACACTAGGCGAATCATGATCCTGATTAAAGAATCCACGAATCGCACTCTTAGCCCCCTTCGCAAGAGAGCCTACAGCACTAACAGCCAAATCTGCCAACACAGGCGCAGCTATTTCTGCTACAGCATCCATCTCCTCAACCAACTTAGGCCGACGAGCAATATCCTCGTTGACAATCTTATGCAATCTTCCAAGTCGCCATCTCACAACAACCATATCTTCCAAAACACACAACCTTCCAGTCATGTTCTTTTTCTCATTACACAACACACACAAAGCAGATCTCAATTCATGCAATCTCTTACAGCATCTCCACATCACGCACATATCCATGTCCAACACAGGTTCACGATAAATAAGTTCACAACAAAAAATATGCATCGAATGACGCACATCACTCAAAATTTCTCTCACAACATCATATGCAGCTCTCGAAGTTCCTTCATGTTCCATCAATATATTACAAATATGCATCATTTCAAACAAATGTTTCGTCAACAAAGTCTCATCATCAAAATCATCTTCACGAGTCACTCCATTCTTCATCACAGTCACACTACGTGCTTTCTGAGTTCTCAAACATTGAGCATCACGAGCCAATCTAGCCATTTTCTTCATTTCAATATCATGCGTCGCTTTCTTCACTTTCAAATATGCTTCAAAAATTTTCTTCGTTTCAACATTCAAATCCATCACAGCTTGCGAACATCCAACAATCACAATCGCATTATCATCACATTCCTCAATCATTCTCAAGTATCGAGAAGTGCACGTGTAGCACAAAGTCGACTCATCACACTTTATTCGCGTACACATTGAACACATCACGAACTCTCGCTTATTCCACACAGTTTGTTTTTGTATTTTCTCGTCGTCACACTTCTTATCACTGACAGAGTTAGCTCCAGAGTTTGTACTATTTGTTGTATTCATTCTGGATTATTTCGTAAACAGCAATCACACATCAACTCATACTCGATAATCAAAATACTAAGACCGATCACTTCACTAATACCGCGTGGCCTCCGAAGACATCGCACCTTAACATCAAACAAAATAAATGCCAAAGAGGTTAATAGATCAGACAAAGTAAACGAAGCCCGGTGCATAACCTGTAAGAAGCCGTGTATTTTTAACTTACAGCACTCAACAGTAACAACCATTTGGACTTGTCCATCATTTCTTCACATATATAACATTCAGACAAATAAAATAATTCTTGGTTCGGTGGAGCCCGCATAACTCTGACATAATACGGTGAATCCCCTGTACCCTCGTTCTCAATATAGATCCATGTTGTCATGTAGGTATGATCAAATACTCTGCTGACTGATGTCGATAATTACTAGTATCGACTTCTGGGCCATCTTAAAAGCCACATGTAAAATTACATAATAAGTACAATAAAATAAAGACAATACAACGAAAAACACAAAAGGACTAAACAAGGTTTGTGACTGATGCAGAGAGGATAGTGATTAGCTACCTCAAAGTCCGGCGACATAGTTTAAGTGTCACCGACACGCTCGAAAGCGTGTAAATAGGGG